CTGGTGGTGATGGCAAAGAATTGTGTGCAACAGATCACCCATTAGGTGGTGGTGGTACATTTAGAAATGAACCATCAGTTGCTGCAGATTTAAATGAAACATCATTAGAGAACGCTCTTATTGACATTTCAAATTTTGTTGATGAGAGAAATATGATTGTTGCATTGAGAGGAACAAAGCTAATTGTTCCACCTGCATTACAATTCGTAGCAGACAGACTATTAGAGTCAACTTTAAGAGTTGGTACTTCTGATAATGATTTAAACGCAATTAAAAATATGGGTATGTTACCAGAGGGTTATACAATTAACCACTTCTTAACAGACACAGATGCGTTCTTCATTAAGACTGATGCTCCTAATGGTTTCAAATACTTTGAAAGAACACCATTAAGCACAAGTATGGAAGCTGACTTTGATACAGGTAACATGAGATACAAAGCTAGAGAGCGTTATGCCTTTGGTTTTTCTGATCCTCGTGCTGTATTTGGCTCACCAGGTGCATAAGCGAACAATTGTTCGTTTTTTACAAAGGGGTCTTTCCAGACCCCTTTTTTTTGTGTATACTTAAATAACCTTGACGAAGAATTAACTTCGACAATAGCCAAGACAAGGAGACACATATGGCTAATACAACATTCTCAGGTCCTATAAGATCTGAAAGCACCCTTAAAACTATTAGTAAAAACTCTTCAACTGGAGCAATCACAGAGGTAACAACTCTAGGTGATGGACCTGTAAGTTTATCTGATGGTAATGTAACTTTAACAAACGCTACACACAGTGGTAGAATTTTACTTGTGCCAGACGGATCACAGGACAATACATACACCTTACCAGCACCTATAGCTGGATCTGTATTTAGATTTGTTTATGCTGGTGGAGCTGCAGATGCAACAGATGCTTTGATTATTACACCAGGCAACAGCAATTTTTACATTGGTGGAATCACTCACTTAGACACAAATGCAGATAATGTAACTGTATTTTCAAATGGTAGTTCAAACAGCAGTGTACAGTTAAATGTGCCACAAGCATTTGATATTACGATCATAGGAAAAGACACAACCAATTATCAAATTTTTGGTACTGTTACATCAACAACAGTTCCAGCTTTTGCTGATCAGTAATAGGAGAGCAATATGGCAGACGCAGTTACCTCTCAAACCTTAGTTGATGGTAATCAAATTGCTGTTTTTAAATTTACTAATATCTCTGATGGAAGTGGTGAAGACGCAGTAACAAAAGTTGATGTTTCTGCATTAGCGACAAATGTTCGTGGTGAAGCCTGTACAAGAGCTACTATTGAAAAAATGTGGTGGCAGTGCAATGGTATGAAAGTTAAAGTGTTATTTGATGCTTCAACCGATGACTTTTGTATAGAGCTTGGTGAAAATCAAAGTGGACATCATGATTACACATCTTTCGGTGGTTTGGTAAATCCTGCTAGTTCTGGTGTAACTGGTGATATAAAATTCACAACTGTCGGACACAGTTCAGCAGATAGTTACACTGTTATTATGCAGGTTAGAAAGAGCTACTAATGACAAGAAGGCAAGATAAACAGCCTCCTAAAACTAAAAAATACTTTCGCTCTACAAAAAGTGGAGCAGGTATGACTAAAGCTGGGGTTGCACGTTATAGACGTGAGAACCCTGGCAGTAAGTTAAAAACTGCTGTAACAGGTAAGGTAAAAAAAGGAAGTAAAGCAGCTAAAAGAAGAAAATCATTTTGTGCTAGATCTGCTGGTCAAATGAAAAAATTTCCAAAGGCAGCAAAAAATCCTAATAGTCGGTTAAGACAAGCAAGAAGAAGATGGAAGTGTTAAATGACAAGTAAAGAATTATTAAAAATGTTGGAAAAACATGAATCAGTATGTAATGCTAGATTTGATGGCATTAACAATAAATTAAATAAATTAGATACCCGTTTATGGGGAATATATGGAGTAATAATTGGTGTTGCAGTTCTTGAGAAGTTTTTTTAATGGTTATGGGCAGGGCACAAATGTCACGACAAGTGTCAAAGCCACCACAGAAAAGGAAATGGAGTGCCAGTAGGAAGAGGAAAATCAATTGTAAACGACCTAAGGGGTTTTCTGAAAGAGCACATTGTGCCTCTAAAAAAAGGCGAAGTCGTAAGAGGTGAGCCACTTAAAGTATGTAATAAGTGTAAAAAAAGAGAATTTTTTTGCACTTGTTGGAAAATAATGAAAGGAAGATATTATGCCTAAAGACGCTTGTTATCATAAAGTAAAAGCCCGTTACAGAGTTTTTCCAAGTGCTTATGCTTCAGGAGCCATTGCAAAATGTAGAAAAGTTGGTGCAGCCAACTATGGTAAAGGTGGCAAAAAAGCTAAGAAAAAAGCCGAAGGTGGATTAATAGAAATGAAAAATGGTGGCTCTGTGCCAAAACAAACTCGTAAAAGAAAAACTAAAAATCCAAACATAGCAAGAGGTTGTGGTGTAGTTATGAGCAACAGAAGAAAAGTAACAAAGTTTAGATAATGGCTGTTCGTAAAACAAAAGCTGGTCTAGCTCTTAAACGATGGTTTAAAGAAGATTGGAAAGATCAAAGAACTGGCAAAAAATGTGGTAGACAAAAAGGTGAAAAACGTGGCACACCATATTGCAGACCTACTAAACGTATTTCAAGTAAAACTCCAAAAACTGCATCTGAGATGTCTGCGTCAGAAAAAAGAAAACGAATAGCACAAAAAAAGAGATTAGGTCAACCAGCAGGTAAGCCAAGAAGAGTAGCTGCTGCAAGGCGTAAAAAGAGAAAATAATGGACGAGTACAAAAACATAGAAGATCAAATTTGTGAAGAAATTCGTGAATGGTCAAGATATGCTTTAGAAAAGCCAAATAAAAATTATAACAATTTACCTTCGTGTCCCTTTGCAAAGACTGCTTGGAAAGATAAAAGAGTTGGTTTTGCTTTTAAAAATACACATTCATATTACTGTTTAGATACTTTGATTGATTGTTTTAAAGATAATAAAGATCTAATAATTATTGTTGATATGTGTTTTGAAAATAATGAAAAATTTCACAAACATTTAAGTAATATAAATGAAAAAATTCATAAAGGTGAATACAAACAAAAAGACATTTGGGTTATGGGATTCCACCCTGACGATGATGTAAATGAACTAATAGACGATGGTACATTTTCTGAAATTGTTAAGGAAGAATATGCTTTGATATTCGTTCAACGATTAACAAAGCTACAAGAGAGTGCAAATAAATTGAAGAAACTTGGTTATTATGATAAATATTATAGTAACTATAATGTAGAAGATATTTATGAGCAAAGGCAACAATACTATAACAATCTTAAAAGGAGTGAGATATGGCAATGAGTCCAAAAAAAATGATGGCTATGGGCGATCAATTAAAAAATGCTGCTAAAAAAATGATGGAAGGTGGCAAAGTAAAAAAAATGAGAGGTGGTGGCATGGCTATGAAACCAAAGAAAATGCGTGGTGGTGGCATGGCTAAAAAAATGCGTGGTGGTGGAATGGCTATGAAGAAAATGAAAAAAGGTGGTAAAGCCTAATGGCAACTTCTAGTTCAACAAATTTTGAGTTAGATGTTGCAGAGTACATTGAAGAAGCTTTTGAGAGATGTGGCTTAGAAGCTAGGACAGGCTACGATTTGCAAACAGCTAAACGCTCTATGAATATTATGCTGGCAGAGTGGGCAAATCGTGGCTTAAACCAATGGACTATAGAACAGAGAACACAAGCACTTACAGCCGATAGCACAGAGTATAGTCTAGGGACAGACATTATCGATGTTTTATCCGTAGTTGTAAAGCGTGGGACAACTGATTTTAGTATGAGCAGAATAAGTAGAGATACTTACATAAACATACCTACAAAATCAACTACTGGCAGACCAACTCAATATTTTTTAGACAGGCAAATTACACCTAATTTAAAAATATATCCTGCACCAGAAAACAGCACAGATGTATTGGTTTATGATGCACTAACAAGGATGCAAGACGCTGATACACAAGTAAATACATTGGAAATACCATTCAGATTTTTTCCGTGTTTAACTGCTGGTTTAGCTTATTATATAGCTATGAAAAGAGCACCTGATAGAATACAGCTATTAAAAACAGTTTATGAAGAAGAGTTTGAAAGAGCTATGGCAGAAGACAGAGATAGATCTTCATTTCAAGTCAATC